CAAGAAAAATACACTAAAAAGGAGAAAAACAATGTGTAAAGAACATCAAAAAGAACAAGAGTTATTTGAAAAGGATGCAGATAGGTTGCATGATCTAATTACAGATGCTTTAGATAAATGGCAAGAGTCAAACCATGACGATGAATTTGAATCAACTGAAATGGTTGTGCCTACTGTGTTTAAAGAAATCCTGGCTAGTCATTTTCTACATCATTTTATATTAAGTGAAAAAAGCATAGATAACTACATGAGAATATTTAAAGATAAAATATACAATGCTCATGGAGATAAAATAAGAAGACTAGCAGAAAAACAAATGGAAAAAGAAGATGTATCTTTTTCAGAACATGGACTAGCATAAAAGGAGATAATATGGTCTATTATAATACAACAAACCTAAAAGGAGATGAATTAAAAACATCTCAGAAGAAAACAGTAAGTCAAGAACAAAAGATATTAGAGATATTTAAGAATCATCAAATACCTTTAAGTCCTACTGATATTTTTAGCAACTTTTTTAAAAAAACACCATTGACATCAATTAGAAGAGCATTATCTAATTTAACAAGAGATGGTAAACTTGAAAAAATAAGCAAAAAGAAAATAGGTAGTTATGGTAAACTTGAGCACTGTTGGAAGCTGAAATAAAATGCTACGAATGAATCGAGAAAAAAACAACATTAAGACATTTATAAAAAATGAATGTGCTAATTATAATACCGGTTATCAATGTGATGGTATTATGATGGATAGAAAATTGCACCAATGGATAGATACAGATTACGCTAATAAAAAATGTCAAGTTGTTAATGGGAAAAAATGTACCTACTATGATCTTTGTTTAAAACCCTTGCAAGGATCATATTAATTAGTTAAGTTAAAAGGGTTAATAGTCAGAGATCGAGCAGGTTTTATAGTGTTTCCCCTGCTCGGTCTTTATAAAAGGAGACATAATGAAAAAAATAGATAGTGCATATTATGGAGTATTGCCTACACCCATAAGACATCACAAAGAACTAAAACCAAACCATAAATTATTATATTCAGAAATTACTGCTTGTTTAGATAGTAATGGAGTATGTACTAGGAACAATAGTTATTTTAGTAAAGTTCTTAATATTAGCAAGAGTACTATTTCTACTTTTCTTGGGGCACTTAGAAAGCATGGTTTTATAAAAATAACCATTGAAAATGAAGAAGGCACCATGAGGTTTTTAAATAGATATATTACCCTTACCCATTCATCATATGACGTAGGGGTAAGCGATTCAAATAAAACACCCCATACGTCAAATGAAATAGGGGTAGGCAATGATCACCCTCGTAAAAATGTTGAAACCCCTATCTCAAACGATGAAACATTATTATATAATAATAATATTATTAAAACTATATATACCAATCATCAGGCAAAGAATACCCCTATCAAAAAAGAGATCAATGATAAACAAAGAATTGCCTTACTGGAAATAGTTAAAGAGTTCTATAGCACTCAACGAACTAGATTCCCAAATATGATAAATGAGAAATGGATAAATGAATCATCTATTGTAAATGGTAGTATAAATGTACTCTATGATTTGATTAAGAAGGATGGATTTAATTACGATGAAATACAGAACATAATTAGATGGGCATTGAATGATAAATTTTGGGGAAAGAACTTACTAAGCCTTAAAGTTTTAAGAGACAAAGCCGTAAACGGATTTACTAAATTTCAAAACTTACATCATAATTTCAACCAACAATAGGAGATAAAATGACATTTGAGGAGAATGGCATTTATATTAAAGGATCACATGGACAAGAAAAAACAAAATGCCCAAAGTGTTCACCAACAAGAAAGAAATCATTTGATACCTGCTTATCTGTTAACATTGATGATGGAGTTTGGAATTGTCATCATTGTGGATGGAAGGGATCATTAAATAAAAAGAGACAAAGAATGGAAGTAGTAATAGAGAAACCAGAGCCACCTAAAACAAATATACCTGACAATGTTTATGAGTGGTTTGAGGATCGTGGAATATCAAGAGAGGTTGTAGATAGGGAAAAGATAGGATACGATAACAGATGGATTCACTTTCCATTTTATAAGGATGGTGAGGTAGTCAATATCAAATCAAGAACTGGAGATAAAAGATTCAGGCAATCTAAAAATGCTGAGAAATGTTTTTATAGATTCGATAACATGAAAGGTATGGAAACCATTATTATAACTGAAGGTGAAATGGATGCCTTATCTCTTGTAGAATGTGGATTTATAAATACAGTATCTGTTCCTGATGGTGCCCCTGCTGAGGGTACAAAACCAAGTGACAGAAAGTTTAGTTACTTATTATCAGCAGAAGAACATTTGATGAACGCTGAAACTGTGATATTATGTACAGATTCTGATGGAGCAGGTAAACATCTAAGGGATGAATTATCTAGACGTATAGGGCGTGAAAAATGCTTTAGAGTTACATATCCTGAAGGATGCAAGGATATGAATGATGTTCTTATAAATCATGGTAGAGATAAGGTTGAGGAGATTGTCAGTAATGCACATCCCTATCCCATTGATGGTGTTGTGATGGTTCAGGATGTTGAGGATGATGCCATTGATTTATTATTGAAGCCTGATGTTAAAGGATTGTCTACTGGATGGTCAGCAATAGATCAACATTACTTGGTTAGTGCTAGTGAACTTACGATTGTAACTGGTGTTCCAAATATGGGTAAGTCTGAATGGATGGATGCAGTTATGATAAACATGGTTAAACTTTATGGTTGGAACTTTGGTATATTTTCAGCAGAGAATTTTCCAGTTAAGCATCATCTACTTAAATTAGTAGGTAAGTTTTTAGGGCAACCATTTTGGGGTGATGATCGTATTGGTGAAGATAAAGCAAGAAAAACCATGAAGATACTTAATGAGCATATTAAATTTATTGGTATTCAGGAAGATTCAGTAACGATAGAAAGTATTATGGATCAGGCTAAGATATTAAATTACAGATATGGATTGCAGGGTTTGATTGTTGATCCGTGGAATACATTAGAACATAAGTTCAATGATGGAGAAAATGAGACTTTATATGTATCAAGAGTACTTTCACAACTAAGTGCATTTGCTAAGATGAATGAGATGCACATTTGGATTGTAGCACATCCAAGAAAAATGGAAAATGGAGTAGATAGAAAACCAGTTGTGCCAACACCCTATGACATTGCAGGATCAGCTAATTGGTATAATAAATCAGATAATGCTATAACTGTACATAGGCATAGAAGTGAACATGAAGATTATGCAGGTATTCATGTTCATAAGATTAGGTTTCAATACAAGAATGGAAAACCTACTAATAACCAACCTGCTAAATTAAAGTATGACGTAAGTAGAGGAGTATATGAAGACTACATCGAAGAATTTAAAGAAGACCTTTTTGAATAGATTGCAAGAAGTCGATAACGATGCCATAAACAATCAAAGTATGGATCGTGGACTTAGACATCTAAGAAAAAGAAACTGGGAAGAATTTGACAAAGTATGGGTCAAATACAATAAAAACCAAGCTACCTTTGGAGAGTGGGAACAAAAATTAGAAAGGTGGTTAAGATCGGAGGAATTATGAAAAAAGAAATCACCAAAAAGGAATGGTTAGGGAGATTAATGACTTGTAGTGAGAATGGTAAAAGAGCAACAAGTTTGGCTGATGCACCATTGATAGCAATGACTAGAAAACAGTCATTTGATAAGCAAGGATTAGATGATGAATCTATTAATACATTATATGAGGAAACTATTAAAAAATTATATAAGGAGAAAGCATGAAAGTTAAAAGGTATATAGTAACTCCTGATAAACATTTTCCTATGGCTGATATGAAAGCTATAAGCGTTGTTTGTCAGGCTATTGAGATCATACAGCCTGATGGTTATATTGATCTTGGAGATACTGGAGAATGGGAATCAGTATCACACTGGCAATGGAAGAAAAAGAAAAGACCACCACTAGAATATCAATTACCATTTGTGAAAAAAGAGATTGAAGAAGTCAATAAAGGAATGGACATAATTGATGAATCGCTTGACAAAGCAAACGTAAAAGAGAGGCATTTTGTTGAAGGTAACCATGAAGACTGGCTTAATAGATTTGTTGAAGAAAATCCCTACCTTGCTAGTGGTTTTTTGGTTAAAAACGCTATTAAATTGGCAGATCGTGGTTATAAATATCACCCATTGGGTAAGATGCTCAAGATTGGTAAACTCAACTTTTATCATGGACATCATTTCGCTGGTGTTAATCATACTCGTAACCATCTCCTTCGTCTTGGTGGTAATGTTATGTATGGACATCATCACGACATACAACAATCTTCCGTTACCCATATTGATGGGGTCAAGTCAGCTTGGTCAATAGGATGCCTAAAAGATATGAGTTCAGAGTCTAATGCTTGGTTGGGAAATAGGCAACATAACTGGCAACACGCTTTTGCTATTGTTGATTTTTATCATTCAGGGTTCTTTACAGTTCACCTAGTGCAGATAGTCAATGGTAAGACATCTCTTTGGGGTGAATTAATTAAAGGTTAGACTTGATTGATATTGTTTTATTTTATTAACTTCAGACATAAGGAGAACGTATGAAAGAAATAACACAAGGGAAATTCAGAGTAGAGTTTCCAGAAGAACTAACTCAAGAAGAGATTGATGCTATCAGAATGATGGTAGTAAAACTGTTGGAACGTAATAACTGTAAGGTGGTGCCAGTTGAATCAGAATGATGTGTACATGGCTACAGTTTGTTGGGATGACTATGTAATGATGAAGGAGTTTGTCACGAAAATACAGCAGGTGAACAGATGATAATTAGACATAGTATTGATGACCTTCTTGAAGGAGTAGAGGAATATCTTGAACTTTTTAAAGGGCGTGATGCATATTTAGAATGTGCCTCTATGGAGACATATGAAGAATATAACGTAGAGAAATGGAAAGATATTACAGAATCAGTAAAAACCATATTAAAAGCAAAGGAAAACAATGGAAAATAAAGATTCATTTAAGTTATCAAAAGATGCAGATAATATCGTAGAATTACTATACGATCAACCAAAGCAGGGTCAAAATGCTTATGGTGCTTGGTATCTGTATGGAGTAAATAAAGAAGGTCAGGAAACTAGCTTTTTTGCTACAGAAAACCTGCATAAAAAACTTAGTACATTTGGTCGTGGTGCTACAGTAAACATTAGGAAAGATGAGTATGCTCCGGGTAAGTTTGCATGGAATGTTATACCTCAGGGAGATACTCAGCCTAAAACCATGACTACCTCAGGTAACAGTACAATAGATAACAGAACCCATGATATACACAAGCAGGTATGTTTGAAGTTAGCAGTTGATATGATTGACAAAAAGAATGAGATACTTACTACTGGAGATTTAGTCGTTATAGAGGCAAATATGATGAATTTGCTTAATGTATTGGAAGGTAAGTCTGCATCCGAAACAACAGAGGATAAACCTCCATTTTAATCCTCTGTGAAAAAACAATTATCTAAGAAACTCGACAAATTATGGGCAGACAAAATAAAAGAATATGGGATGTGCGAACATTGTCACAAAACAAAACCCCTAAATGCACATCATTTTTACTCACGCTCCATACGTTCTGTCCGTTGGGATATAGATAATGGTTTTTGTCTCTGTGTTGGGTGCCATGTGTTCTCCTCAAGTTTCTCTGCTCACAAAACTCCTGCAGAGTTTGTGGAGTGGGCAGTTGAAAAGCGTGGCACCCAATGGTACGAGACTGTTAAAGAAAGAAAGAATACTGTGATTAAGTTTACAGATGATGACTATGAGGAGATAGCATTGAAACTTAAACAAAAAACATTTGACTTTTAAAAATGTATTTAGTAATTTCATATAACAAGGAGAACAGATATGAAAGACTTAGAAAAGTTAAGAAATAAAATTAGTAACATATGGAATCATACAGAGTTAGAAATGGATGATCTATCAAGAATTGGATTAAAGAAAGAATTGTCAGCTATCAGCAACATAGTCAATGATCTTATGGATGACTTAGATAAAATATCTACCTGCAATATTTGTAGTAAAGATGTATGTGTAAGTTGTTTAGATGATATGGCAAAATCAATTTAATGAATTGCCCCAACAAATCAATAACTAAACCTGTGAGTAAAACAATAAGCGATCAGGACATGGTATATTGGTGGTCAGATGACAAATGTAATGTTTTCTGTTGGTTGGCACTAAAAGAAAACTGGGGCAAAATATTAGTGGCGATAGGGAACAGTAAAAGGCTCTTGCCGGACTTTGACCTTCCCTATCTATGCTATAATAAAAGGAGATAAGATGATACTACATTACTTTACAGAAATATTACAAACACAAGCATTTGACGTTTTGTTATCTAATTTTTTTTGGGTATGCCTATGGGGATTGATGACATGGAGATTGCATACATTAGAAAAAAGAATCAGAGAATATTTAAACTATGCAATGGAGTCTGATAATGGTAATGTTTGATATTGCAGAATGGGTAGTAACATTCTTTTTCTTTAGTCTAAGTACTCTTTTATTTTCAATAGCTTTATTAATTGGTTTTCATGTTTTTTTACAGATTATAGAAAGGTTTCAGTATGAAGGTTAATGACTTTATGAAATGGGCAAAGTCTATGCAGGATGAAGAAAATAGACTTATGCTAGTTAAGGGTGAAGAATATACAGTATCAGATGAGGATAAGTTTAAAAACTTTAAAAGTATTGGAGATAGAATGAATTTAAGAGCAGAACAAGTTGCTCTTATTTATTTATTAAAGCACATGGATTCTATCAGGAACTATGTGTTAAATGGCAAGGAAGTATCAGAGGAGCCTATAGTAAGCAGAATACAGGATGCACGGAATTATTTATTATTATTAGGTGGGATCATTGAAGAAAGCAAAAGCAAAGGAAAAAAAGCATAAGTTTGGCTCTATACAATGGGTTATTGATGCTCTTGATAGCAATATTATAGAAAAAAAGACAAGAGACAATCATAAAATGGATCAAATCAGAGCAGATGAAAGTCTTTGGTGGTGTCCAGAGTGTCGTAAAAAATGGAATATATTTGAGGGTGAACTTTGGAAGTCATCTGATATAAAATTATGGGAATCTAGGATATGTCCAGACTGCGATTTGCTTGTACAATAAAAAATGGAAAGATGTCTTTGCTGAATAGGGCAGAGTTTGATAACGCTATTTCTAAGTTACAAGGTGAATATTATATTGAACTAAAAGAAACTGGTGTACGCTCTGCTCAGCAAAATAACTATTACTGGAAAATTGTAGGTATACTGGGTGAGGAACTGGGATATACTGAACAAGAAATGCACGCTACTATAAAAAATCATTTCAATGTAGATAGCACTAAAACATTATCAACAAAAGAGTTTTCAGTATTTATAGAACGTTTAATTAGATGGTCTGCTGTTGATTTAAACATAGTTATTCCTGACCCTAAAACTTTACTATCTTAATTACCAAGACTCTATTATATCTAAATTAGTGTTCCATATTCTAGGAGCAACTTGTCTAGCACTAAAGCCATTTTCTACTAATCTGTACAATCCATAGTCTCCTGTAGTTGTACTTGTGGAGTCTAAAGTAAATAAAAATGGAAGATGTTGTCCTATTATTTTATTATAAAATGAAGAGTGTATTGTTCCTGAGTCATACCAATCTGCTGGAGTGTCATGGTCTGCAAACCAATTTGGTGAAAATAAATTAGTATCCGTTACATAATCAAAGTTCATTGAATGTTTTACTCTTCCATGTCTACGATTAAATGCATAGGTATTTTGATTATCTGCAATAGATAAATTCCACGGAAGTGTGTTATTCCATGTTGGTTCTCCAAAATATTTAGAATTAGCAAAAGTAGCTCCTCCTGTAGATTGAAGAAGATCGGTACCATCGTACATTATTTGAGTATCTATATTTACGTTTGGAGATTGAAAGTCAATAAACTTTCCAAACATAATTGAACCAATAATTATATCTGCTGAAAAATCTTCATTAGTTCCAGCATTGCTTTTAAAAGTAATTCGTAAAAATCTGTTGTCTGTTTCTCTAGTCCATCTTATCAAAGTCCAACCATTATCAGCTGGATCAATAAAAGTATCATTTGCAGAAGTTGTTTCTTGTGTTGCATTGATTATTTTTGTATGATTTCCACTATCTGATAAAATTTGAGGCGAGTTCATATTAATATCATCATCAACCTCTACTTTAAAAAGAGCATTAGATGAATGAAGATTATGATTTAAAATAGCTAGAAAATTTGTCTCTGAAAGAGCATCAGTTGTTGGATCGGTTGAACCAGTAAACTCACCAAAGTCAAATTGAATATAAAATTTTTGAGTTGCTCTTGCTATTTGAGCAAAATTTGCCGGTTTCATATCAAACATATCTGCTTTAGAACCAGCATTAAAAGTAACTGCTGTATTATCATCTTCTTTTATATTTATATTGTCTAAAGTTCTAAATCCATTTGCTAAATGATATGAAACAAGATCTACATAAGCTCTTGGTGTCGTAGTTCTATTGTATCCCATAATTTTTCCTTATCCTACTTGTATTACTTGTATATCAGCAGTAGCTACAGATTTAGATATTGAAGTTATCATCCAGTATCCAGACATTGCTGAACCAAATATTTTTATTTTAGAATCCCAATTAGAAAAAGACAATATATCTCCTATTTCTAGGTCATTATATTTAGGAGTTACAGTAGTAAAAGATATAATGTTTTTTCTATCTTTAAATACTTCGACATATGCATTAGCTATTGCTGTAGCAGTTGTTGTATCTATTACATCTAAGTCTGTTTCCATTTTTAATGATTGATTATTTCCATTTACAGTAGTTCCTGCTGATACGCCTGTTGAATCTGTTGCATTTACTGATTGCTCAAATTGATCTCTTCCATAGTTTTGATCGTAATGAACAGTAATATCATTTCTTACAGAGTTTAATTTTGTCTTAGATATATTTTTTAATTGAATTTCATTAAAATTTATAGTTTTATCTGAAGCACTATAATCTCCAGACCTTCTTAAAGTTTTTATTTTAAACCTTCCATCACCACTTATATAAACCCAAGAAAAACATTGCTTACAAAGCCTATCAATATAGTCTTTAGAGCTTATAAATTTATATTGAGAAAAAGCAAACTCAACGTCACTAACAGCATCATCTAAAATATCTGCAAGATAACCATTTGTAGTATTGCCAGATATATCGAATAAAGTATAATCTATGTTAGAAGAGCTTAAACCTAGCTCAGTTCTTAATGCATCTTCTATAATATAAATTGGGTTTTTAAGTAAATTGCCTTCACTATATCCATTGTTTCTTGAATCTGCATCTATCCAAGACATATACTCTCTACCTTCTCCTGAAAAATACAAATAATCTACTTCTGCTGGTGTCCTTAGTGTTTTAGTTCTTGTTCTTATTACAGTTTTTACTATTGCTTCATCTTGACTAGGAAACTGGTCTCTTGCATAATCTACTACAGATGTTTCAAATTCTTCCTGTATAGTTTTTGAAAATATTTGACTAGGTCTAAATTCTAACATTAGCCACATATCATGTAATCTATAGGTAAGGGAGTTATCATTTTGATCTATTGATATGCTATTTTTTACAGTTATCGTGTTCGAGTCAAGCGAAGCTGAGCTAAGTTCATTAGCTGAGTATTTACTAGTTAAATTAGCTCTATGTATTCGTGTTCCTGAACCTGAAGTTATTGCTGGATTAAAACTTGTACCACTAGTAAGAGATACTGTTACACCGCTTGGATCATCAGAAAAAAACTCAGATGTCCTACTTACAAGAAAAATATCATTATTCTCATACAATTCTCCAAGTTTAGGTACTGTAGGCACGTTAAATGTTAAATTTTTTGTTACTGGTGGTGCTCCTGCTTGATTAAAGAATATATCAGTATCAAATAAAGCATAAGTAGAAAGATCATCGTCAACTGCAAATGCTACACTTGAATAAGATTGTTGCTGTGTAAATGAATTTTCTAGTGGTAGTCTATAATAGTAGCTAGTGCCCTTAGCTTTAATGATATTATGAGAAGTTGAGCTAGGGTTTTCTGTAACAGAAACATTACTTTCTACTGCTGAAAGAAACTCTCCTGATTTATTAATATAAACATTAGACTCTCTTAATTGTGCTAGTTTTACAGCAGAGCCTTGATCGGTATCAGGTAATGCTTCAATTTGACCTGAGTCATTGCATCTATTTACTATAATAGCAGGAAAACGACCATCAGCAAAAAATTGTTTATAATAATCGTCTGATGTAGTTCTATCAAAGCTACCATAAGACATTGGAACTGGTTTGCCTATATTTTTTTTAGGGGCAGAAGCATACGTACTAGAGTCAACTGTAGCATTAGGTATTTGATCATGATAAACACTACTTTTATCTAATAATAGTAGCTCTATTGAGTCTAAGCCATATTTTATATCTCCAGATATAACTCCTGTTCCAATCATTCTAGTAGATGTATCTAAAGTAGATGTTTGATTTGTATTTAAAAATAACTCCCATTTTCTATTGCTAAAATTATTTGTTGCAAATAAATCTGAAAATCTACCATTTTGAATAACACGATCAGTATTTATTAAGCTAACTGTCATATTACTTGTAGATGTATTAAAGTTAAAAAAATCTAAAGATTGACTATAGTTTCCCCATGAAGATACAATGCCATAGTAAAAATCGCTACCATCAGATCTATCAATATCTGATACTCCTATAAAATTAGACTCATCATTGTAGTATAGTTTTAGCACCCAAAATGCTGTTGTATTTGAGTTATTTAATGAGTTAGATAATGCTGAATCAAAACTAAGCATTTATTTTATTCCCTAGTGATGTTGCTTTGTTTAATGCAGGTATAAGAGTATTATTGACATAACTATCATCTACCACTCCACCTTGTATTGTTACATTTACTGTAGCACCTGAAGTTCCATTTTGATTCATTTGATTTAGAGTTTCAACTCCAATAGATTCAACAGCCTTTCTGGACATTATAAACTCACCTCTTTCAGCTTCAATAATTGTTCCACCTTGAGAGTGCCTTCTTCCTCCAACTAGTCCACCTTCTTCAGCAACAGGAATAGCTAATGCCTTACTAGCTGTTATACCTGCAACTAAACTAGATAAACCAGTTGCAGATGCTCCACCTAAAGTTGCAGTAGATGCTAAAAATGCTGGAGTAGCATAAGCTTGTGCTATTAAAGCACTAGTTACATTAGCCTGAGCAACTTGACCAGCAGATTGCGTTGTTGATATAACTTTTTCAACAATGACTTGTTTTATTTTTTCTTTTATCATTTCACCTAAAAATCTAACAAATGCATTTTTAGTAGCTTCAAATATTTGTTTTCTACGTTCTGCTCCTGTCATTTCCATATCCGTTAATGAAGAAACAAATTGATCGTATCCTGCCATAAAAGAATTATATAAACTATTTGTTTTTTCTAAATTTGAAAGAACTATATTGTATCTTTCATTATTTTGGAATCTTTCAAGTTCAGTATCAGTTGCACCTATTTCTGCAAAATATTCTGATCGCTCTTTTAGCCTTGCCATTTGATAGTCAATATCTTCTCCGTAAACACGATCTATAAAAGATTTTAAATCTCTTTCTCTTTTTTCTTGCTCTCTTTTAGATTTTTCATCTGCTCTATCTTTTCTAATTTCTGCTTTCTCTTTAGCTTCAGCTTCTTCTTCGTATAATTTTTTCTTTTGAAAAGTTATTGCTACTAAATTTTCAAAAAATTCTTGATTTTTTTGTATTTCTTCATCTGTAAAATTTTTAGTTACTTCATTAAAAATAGATTTTATTTCAGAATCTCTTTTTAATGTTTCTGCTATTTTATCATAACTTTGATCGTATGAATCAACTAACTGAGTTAATCTTATCATTTCTGTTTTAGATGATTCTATTTTTAAATTTGCTTCTGCTTGAATTAAAGCTTTAGAATCTTTTATATCTTTTGCTAAATTTTTATAATAATTTTCTTGATTAGCTTGAACTCTTTCTAAGTCTTTTTGTGCATTTTTAAGTTTTTCTAAGGCATTATTATACTCATTTGTAGCATCAATACTTTCATAAAGTGCTTTAACATACACTCCTAATCCAGATACTGCTACAACTCCTAGAGCTCCAGTAATAGCTATTGCTAATGGTTTTAATGCAGTAAGAGCACCAGCAAATAAATAAAGACCTGAAACAACTTTACC